CACCCGTATATACTGTCAATTTTACATATCCAACATATCCAGATGATTCCGTAGGGAAAAATGGTATAGCTACTGCTTATGTGGGAACTGGCGGGAATGTTACGCTTAGACATATTGGTATGATTAGCGATTCAGCAACATATTTACAAGGCTTTACTGTGGTTTATTTAACAAGGGAGGCATAAAAAGAATGAGTGTAAATGTATACAATAAAACAGAAGATAAACTTGTTCCTATTGCAGGAGCAACTGTTTATGCAGACAGCCCTATCGGTAGTATTGTCCCTTATGGTGGCTCACAAACGCCTGCGGGATGGCTTATCTGCGATGGTAGGTCCTTATCTAAAAATGATTATTTTGATTTATTCAAAGTTATTGGTTACAATTTTGGCGGAAGCGATTCAACCTTTAATGTACCTGATTTAAGAGAAGCTACAACAAAAGGTGTTGGTCTGAATGGTAAATCAACCAATCACTATGATGCGGATGGTGTGGCTCTTGGCGAGTTTATTGATGATAGAATACAAGGGCATGAACACAATGCTTATGCTAATAGGACAAATGCCGTCTTTACATCTGCTGGCGGTACAGGTATGGATAACCGAACTTCAATAAACACAAATGGTATAGTAACAGATGGTTCTAATGGTGTTCCACGCACAGGTGCTACCACTGAAGTCAAAGCCGTAGGTGTCAACTACATCATCAAAGTAAAACACACACCTATTCCCGCAGATTTTATGGATGCGGTTGATGATGCTGTGGAAGATGTATATGGTGATATTATTCCAAGTGATGCAAGTGCTAGTAATAAGTTGGTGGCAGAAAGTGATACAAATTCTACTACCTTGACAAGTACAGATAGTCTTGCTTCATGGGCAGGTAATGCTAAAGGTGTAATGACCGCATTTATTGGAACATCGTCTAAACCATCAGATATAGGTGCACCCTTATCTTCATGGGGAGAAACAATGATATGGTGTATAGGTCATGATATAAGAAAGACACTATTTGCAATAGATTATTCAGTTACACCGCAGGTTATTTATACAAGAAAATATTTTAATGGTTCATTTATAACAAATTGGACTGCAATTAAAGATGGTAATCTCACATCTTCAGTTACACCAGGCTCTACCGCACCTATCACAAGTGGGGGTGTGTATGACGCTTTGGCGCCAGTTGATATTTCTAGTTCCGTTACAGTAGGTTCTGGTATTACAATAAGAGCCAATACTTTACACGTAGTAAAGAGTGGACATACAGTAAGTGTATCATTTATTATTGATAGTATTTCTAATTTAGCTTCTCAATATATAAATATTCTAACGGGACTTCCCGCACCGGTATTAAATCAAGAGCTTTCTAGTATTTGCTTTACTAATAGCAATATGTATTATAATGGATATTTCTTTGATAATGGAACGCTCAGAATGTATGAAAGAACTTCTGGTTTCTCACGTGTGCAATTTACTTATATTTGTGTTTAATGGAGCAACAATTATGACTAACAAAAAACCCCAGCTTAGTGCTGGGGTTTTCCTTTATACCAATGTTATACTATTACTACAACCTTCTTTAATTACACTCAGATTCGTTTGGAACAAAGTGTTGAAATCTATCACTATATTTGACAAACCAAAACAGTGTAATGCTTGACAGTTACGACAACTTTTTTGGTGATACAGAACACGGATTGACAGTATCTGAAGCAAGCATAACATTACAGGCTTGGGTAAAAAAAGGTGATGTGATTGAACTAAGCACTAACCTTCCTGCAAGCACTGACTGGGCAAATAAATACTTCGTCCAGACAGGACTGCTCTTATACAACAGCAACTATGACTGACATTAAGGCACGGTGAAAAAGCCGTGCCTTTTTTTTTATTCTTCTCGCGTGCGAAGTATTGACAAAAACAAACGTGCGAATTATTATAAAACCATCGAGAGTAATGAACTCGAAAAAAAAATAGCATGGATACAAGAGCCTTTTTCTGAGGTGGATTTAGTTTCCTTTTTCCATGTGGGGAAACTTTCAAGATTCATAATCTTGTCCACTTCTGAAAAGGGCTTTTTTTTATCCAAAAGGAGAAGCCGAAGGAACGAATTAGAATTATTTACTGAAAAGACAATGACTGTAAAAGAAGTTTCTGAAATACTAGGAGTAACTCCAGAAGCTATAAAGAAACATGTAAGAGAGCTTTATCCAGAAATTATTAAGAATGGTGTTGCTATAAAGTTGAACGAAAAACAGGTTACAGAAATAAAGCACCGTATGATACCTACAACCGAAGTTGTAGGTGCAACAACTGATTATGAAATGGAATTGATGACACAGAAAGTCATTGCTTATCATATTCAAAAGGCTAATGAATATAAGGCAAGGGCTGAAGCTGCGGAATCTGTAGTAAACCGTATAGCAGACAGTTCCGGCTTAAAATCAATCAAAGAAGTTGCTGACATTCTTGGGTATGGTGAAAAGACCTACTTTGCTACCTTGAGAGGTTTGGGAATATTATTCAAGGACAACGGTGTAAACCTGCCTAAAAGGGAATACATTAACCAAGGTTATTTTGAGGTAAAAGAGGAACCTTACGAAAGGAACGGCAATACTTATCTCTATTCAAGGGTTTATGTAACAGCTAAAGGCCTGTTATGGCTTGAAAAAAAGACCCCAAAAGTAGCGTAGACAAAACGAATAGTAGGATAATTTCTGATTCTGATTTAATCAGAAGTCTTGTAGTTTTGGAAGGGAGACCTACTCCGTGATGTTTTTTGGGGCTATAGGACTATAAACTAAGCGGGTACAAGGGGTACATATCGGACCCGCATGGTGAGTGCAAGTGACAGCCTAAGATATGTGGCTACTAACGAGCTGAGAAAGTGTCACTAATCGGGGATGCGTTATCATAACCCGGTGCCCATTTCGTTCGACGGCTCCTGAAAAGGGTTAAAGAAAAATTAGGACGAAGGGTAGAAAGCACCTAACTTGAAGACTGAGAGATGTCTTCTTGTAAGGTAGTTTTATGCCCAAATCATTCTCTAGACTAAAAAGGTTAAAGGTATAGATATGATATTGGTAACTAAAGAGGTTTTGAAAGAAGCGGTAAATGAAGATGCAATTTTATGCTATGAGCAGTGCAGGATTCTTGGAGTTGATTTCCCCGTGTCAAAAAGTTGGAGAAGGAAATTTAAGGGAATAAGCCTAACCGAAGAGCAGTTTGACAAGTTCATGAGCCTAAACCCTAAAACAAGGCCGAATCAGAAGAAGAACCATACGGCAGAGCCCAGGGCAAAGGATTTTAAGTATAATCCGCATTGTGAACCTGTATATACGGAGGACGGAAAGGGCGTAATAGTCACAGACGAATGGCTGTCCAGTGGCATGACGAGCGGAATAGGGATTAAGAAATCACAGGCAAAGCTATTAGGGTTGAATGTCAAGGAGAAAGGCTGGAAGAAAGCTTTTATTGGCAGCGTAATTCCGAAAGAACTTGCTGAGAAATATATTAAACTAAAATATCAAGTAAAAAAGATTCGTGTAAGAAAAGGACAAAAAAGAGAAAATACAGAGAAGTTCATAAAGGATTATCTTACAGATGGAGGTGATAGCGACAGGAAAACTATCGAAGGAAAGATTGTTCGCATTAGAAATCTTTCCCAGCTTTACAACAAGAAAGAAATAATTTCTTACATCCGTAAAATGCCATACAGAGAATTTCTGAAAACTCCATACTGGAAAGCGATAGCTAATTTCCAGAAATATGAATCTGATTACTGTTGTGTTATTTGCGGTTCAAAAGATATTTTGAATGTACATCATAAGACTTATCAAAACCACGGAGAGGAAGCCTTACATCTTGAAGATTTAATAACGGTATGTAGAAAATGTCATAAGGAAATTCACGGAATAATATGACAGAAACACAGTATGAGGCACTAGAGAGGTTTTCGATACAGACTGTTGACGGGAATCTTGACGATGTGACGGCAATAAAATGGATTGAGAAAAAATACGGAAGGGTTGTAGCGGTATGGGTCTGGGACAGGACGCACAAAAAGGATATTTCTCAAAACTAAAAAGTGTGGTAACATCAGTAAGGAGCGGCCGAAGGAACAAGTACGAGAACGGAATAATAAAATACCAGATAGATTTAGAACGCTACAAGAACGGGCAGGCAAACGAAGTCGTTGCAATGCTTGACAAAGCCAACGCAGAGATTGCTAAGTACGTCAAGAAGACTTCAGGTGTGTACACGAAGGCACGATACAAGGAAATAGCAAAGAAACTGTCTGAGGTGTCAAGAAGCCTAAAGGAAAAGGTTGACGATGGTAACGACTTGGACGGGCTCATAGAGTACGAGCTTAAAAAGCAGAAGAAGCTGCTTGATTCCGTAAAGGGTGATATTGTATCTGCAAAAGGAGGCAAGGTTAATTTTCTTTATCCGACGGTTGAGCAGGTCAAGACTGCCGCACTGTTCAAGCCAGTGGACGCAAAGACAGGCTTGACGTATGACACTTACCTTGACGGCATTGAAAACGGCCTCTACAACCTCTGGGATGCCCAAGTTCGGACAGGCTACCTTACTGGAATGCCCACCAAGCAGATAGTGAGCAACGTAATGGGCGGAATATCCCCAGAGACAAAGCTAAGGACCCCTGGACTGATGCAGACATTGCGCAATTCAGTATATGCCAACACAAGGACGGTCCTGCAGTCATTCGCGGCAGAGACTAGAAACCGTGTTTTTGAGGAAAACGAGGATTACTTCGGTGACGGGACAAAGGGCGGTGCGAAGTATGAATACCTTGCGACACTTGACAACCGTACTTGCCTGGTCTGCGGAAGTGAGGACGGAAAGCTGTACAAGTCTCTTAAGGATGCCCCTGTAATCCCACAGCACAGGGGATGCCGTTGCCTTGTTATTCCATACTTTGACATTGAAGGAGACACGAGGGCAAGCAAGGACGGGTATACGGGTTCAAAGGTAACGTTTTCTGACTGGCTTGAAGGACAGGATGAAAAAACACAGAAAGCAGTGCTGGGAAAAACTAGATACGAATTGTACAAGAAAGGTACTTCTATAACTCAGTTTGTGGATGAAGGGCAGGTTTTAAATTTGGAAGAATTGAACAAAACTTTGTAGTTTGTAAAAAGATTACTTCTCACGTGCGAAGTATTGACAAATTCGCACATGAGAATTATTATTTATATGAAAAGGTATTGCCACAGGCATAGGCTAAGCCGAAAAATCTTATCTAATCTCCAAAGGGGAAAAAATCACATGTTAAACGAAGAATTTCTGACCGGACTGTTGGGAAACGAAGAGGTATCTGCCGAAGACAAAATAAAGCAGATTATCGCAGAGCACGAGGCTGACACAAGAGGCCTGTTGCAGAAGCGTGACGAGCTGTTGGGAAGCGAGAAGAAGCTCAAGGAGAAGATTCTCGGTCTTGAAAAAGGCGGCGAGGAGTACACCAGTAAAATCAAAAGCCTTGAGGAAATGCTTGAAAAGGCATCAAAGGGAGGAGAAAGTAACAAGGAGTACTACGAAACCAAGCTTGCCGACATGCAGAAGCAGTACAGTTCCGACCTTGAAAAGGCAACTGCCGACAGGGACTATTACAAGGGGCTGCACCTCAGCGCATTGCGTGACAAGGCCATCGAGGACGGGACAAAGGACCTTAACTTCGTTCCTGGACTCAAGCCGGGCTTCATAGCACGTGTTCTTGCACAGAACGAGTTCGAGCCGGAAGACATAGACGGAAAGCTGGTGTTCCTAAACAAAGACCACCACACAATCGAAGAAGCCATCAATTCGTTTGCGCTTACACAGGAAGGCAAGGCCTACATAGCAAATCCTTCCACTGGAGGCGGGGCAAGGGGGTCATTCGGTGGAATGGGCTTTGGAAACACGAAGCAGGTTTCATCACAGCAGATTGACACCATGTCAGATGAGCAGCTCATGAAGTTTGCACTTGACGGTGGCAAGGTAGTATAAAACAAAAGGAGAAGCTAAAGGACAGGCAGAAATATCCTTAATGGCCTTGTGCCAACATTGTACCGCTCGCTCAATACCGTAGCGAGGGAATTAGTCGGTGCCACAATGGCAGTCACACGTGATTCAAGCGCAGAAGCAGTAGCAGTCGGACAGAAGATTGAGTTCCCAATCGTCCCCAATGCTTCCCTCCGTGACGTAGTTCCTTCTGCAACACTTCCTTCCGTAAGCGGAGAGGAAATCGGTAAGAGGACTCTTGAAATCACGCAGTCAAAGGCGGCAGACGTTATTTGGACAGGCAACGAGCAGGTTGCCCTTGGCGGAATGTACAACCGCATCCTTGAAGACCAGATTACAGAGCGCATGCGCCAGCTTGCAAACGCAGTTGAAGAAGACCTTCTTTCAGTTGCCGTAGCAGAAGGCCTTAACGCAGGCAACTCTGTAGGCACAAGCGGAACCACACCGTTTGCAGGCGGACTTACAGAACTTACAGCAACGCTCAAGAAGCTTCAGGACAACGGTGCTCCGACATCAGACTTGCAGGCTGTATTGAACACAGCTGCTTCCATGTCACTCCGCAACCTCGGCCAGCTCCAGAAGGTTAACGAGGCAG